TCCAAAGGGATTGATAACAAGTCGAAAATAGATAGATTTATAGATGAATACTTTGGAATGGCACAAATTCCGTCTCATCCTAACATAGCTGAATACCTTCATTTAGATACAATCACAATTAAAGATGAAAAATATCTAATTATCATTATGAAACGGTATAAAACAACACTCAAGGGAACACTTAAGGATGAAGTTGACATACCTACCTATACCGACAAACTAAAAACCCTTTACAATGATCTGCTCCAAGCGATAGAGCACCTACATATCCATGGCATCACACATAGAGATATCAAACCTCAAAACATATTAATTAACGGCAAAACTGGTCGTTATGTGCTTTCTGATTTTGGAATTTCCAAATTTGATCCAGACAACTTCGCAAAAGAAGCCGAAACCCGGACAGGGGAACGTCTTGCAAATTACCGTTATTGTTCACCAGAACAACGGGGTAAGGGATTTCAGGCCTCATTTTCAAGCGACCTGTATTCTTTCGCACAGGTCATACAAGAGTACGCAACTGGGGATATAAATCACGGAGGTGGGCGAACGAAGGTTAAGTTCCAAGACATTGAATTTTTAAGAATTGTTGATATGGTCATTACTAGATGTCTCATGCATAATCCTGAA